CAACACACAAACTCTCGATTGGCCAACAATAACAGACTGGATTAGAACGAACCTCCCACGATCAGACACCACTAAACCAACAAAACTGCCACCCAAGATTGAAGACGGTTTCCACCCACGGATTTCAAGCGACCTGACAATTCGTCGTCTTAGACTTCGAGACATCCATAGAGTCATGAAACCGAGTGAAAAGCAGTGCTTGAAATTCCTGACATCGCTAGACATAATAACTGTAACGAACATCGCTGTATGGATTGTTATCAACGGTGTCAAGCGTTTCATGGATTTGAAAGCGTTAGGTATTTTCAACGATATCACAGCACTAATGGACGCGGGATCTGCAATATCATCTAAGGTGAAAAGGTATCCTTTTGACTCTGACGGAACAAAACAAGCATTGGCGGAAATAAACGTTCTAACTGGCTACTTGCAAAATGACATCACGGAGACGGATTGGCACGAAGAACTAATTGAATTGGCACACGGCGGGAATCAACACGGACAAGAAGGCACCAACTGGAATCACGTATTTGCAGACGCTTTGAACCAGACAACTTTTGCTACCGACACTCCAAAATTCGAAAGTCTTGCGGACTTTATCGGATCAGGCAAATGGTTAACGGCAGGGAGCAGCTCAATAGGAAAAGTGCAATGGAGCTCGACTGGAGAGAAGGGAAAGTTTAAAGCAAGGAAAAACATGCTAACCCTACTGTTTACAACTCAAGAACTTGTCGATCTAGTTCTGGACTGGGACGGACAGCTAAAAAGCGTGGCGTTTACAAAAGATGAGCTGAGCAAAAGAAGAATAGCTGTCGCGTCTAATTTAGAAGCGTACTTGAGTGAGAGTTACATACTGTCCAACATGGGGCATATGTATAAAGCTTGGCCAATGATGACGTTAGACGAAAGTCCTCGACAGCAACACGTTCGGAACGTTGGAATAATAGAACACCTTAGGGACAAAGCTTGGGCATTACCTTTCGACTTCAAATCATTCGACCATCAGCCAACAACAACGGAAATTCAAGCAATAATAACGCACGATGTAACCTTGATCAATGTACCAGCATTCCAAAAAGACCAATGGAACAAGATCGTTGATAGGACAATAAGATCATATGCTAATAGCAC